AAGCCATCACTTTTAAGTTCTTCTTCAGCACCTTCCAGGGTTTCACTTCCCATTGTACCCTGTCCAGAAAGGGCATTAACAAGAGAAAAAACCACCTGGTGACCTTTTTTCTTAGATAAGTCCTCTTGCATCTGAATAATGTTATTGATTGACCGGCCCATGTATTTATTGAACCGGTTCTTTCTGACATATTCCACATAAAACTGCTGTAACCATTGGGTCACTTTTAGTCTGGTGGGCGTTGCTGTTTCAGCCATTTTCTATGACTCCCTTTTTTATCTGTCACCAAATGCCGCTTCAAGTGGATCGTCAAGGATAACCGGCCCGGCCTTTTGTTGCACCTTGCCAGTTATTGAACTTGCTGCAGGCGGTAATTTAGTGACGGTTTGTTTAATTTTATTTTCAATATCCGTGATTTTTTCGTTCTTAAGTTCAGCAAGTAATTCTGCTTTCAATTGCTCCTTAAGATTTGCCTTATATGCTTCTGGATCATTGCCAAATTCTTGCAAAGACAAGTGATTCGTGGCTTGACTATATGCCCATTCTGCAGGATCAGGTTGTGCAAGCATGGTATTTACCATGGCCGGGTTAGATTTTGCTAAACCGACAAAAACCTTGTACTTTTCGTCATAATCTTCATGACGGCCCCTGCACTGTGATTCTGATAAATTCAGAAATCTTGAATCATTCTCCTGTCTTAAATCTGTCTTAATGGCTTCAATTGTCTTTTCGGGATTTTTCCAGTCAAATTCTTTCTTGACCGGTTCCTGGGTTTGCCTGCCCTGGCTTAAATCAAAAACTCTTTGTTGCGCTTCTCTTTTCTTTTCTCTCTCTGCAGCCAAAGCAGCATTCAACCCGGTAATCTTTGCAGCCAATTCTTCAGGCGTTTCAACTTTTGGCAATTCTTCCTTTTTTACTTCGGTTGTTTCTTCTGTCTTAACTTCTTCTGGTTTGACTTCTGGCTTAACTTCTTCTTTCATGTCCACAATGTTTGATTCATTTGAAAACACATCTGCCAAAGGATCAACATTAAAACCTTCTTCAATGTTTGATTCCATACTATCGATTGCAGGTGTTTCATTCTCTGGTGTTTCAACTGTCTTTGTTCCTTCCATTTTTCTTGCTCCTCTAATCGCCCGAACCCGGCGGCGGTTTGTTAATAAAAAAGCCTTAAAAGTGTATTATACACTCAAAAGGCTCAATTGTTTTGATACCTATGTTTAACTTAAACTATTCAGGCTTAAGCGTTTCTTCCTTCGTTATAAATTTAATTTGACCGTTTTGAAAGGAAATAATAATTTTGCCATAAAATTTCCTTGCACAAAGGGCTGTAATTATTTCAAATGCCCATTTCATTTAAAGTACGCTTCAGCCTTTTTTATCCCGGCCATAACTTGAATTTCAGGATCGTCCAAATCCATCAAGTCATAGTCAAAATCGTTCGCCCCTGGGGAACCTTTTATATCAATTTTTAATGCCTGTTTAATTGGGAAGAAAAAACATTTTAAGGCCTTCCCGGTCCGGTTGTTGGTTAATCTTATACTTAAATTGCCGTTATCGTCCATCAGGTCAGCCCGTTTGACTTCTTTTAATTTCAAGAACTCTTTAATGATTGGCCTGTAAATCCTGTGATTTGCTGATAATTTTGATATTGTTTGCATTAAAATTCCTTTTATTTAAATGGGCTCAATCCCTCACTTAACCTTTTTATAGCATGGCCAACGGCCTTATCGATAATTTCTTTATTCGGCTTTACATCTGTTAATAAAGAGTTTATTTCTGGCCCGGTCAAGCCTGGGACAAGTAAAGGAATTTCCATATTGCCTTGACCGAAATCAATACCTATACTCAACTCCGTTGAAATGTTTCCATCAGGCCTTTTTAAAACGCCTAAAAATCCCGGGCCTTTTCTTGTCCCATCTTTTCTTAATCCAAAGCCTGCCATTAAAACGCCCTATTTTCAATGAGTTTGGGTTCTGTTGCCTGCTGAATATCCAAAGCAGTATCAACGATAATATTCTTTGATTCCTGGTTCATTTTGTTTGCTGAAGCAGCATTCTTCTGAGCCGTGGACTCATCCACACGAATCTTTGCGGTTGCTGCAATTTTTTGTAGTTCTTGAATTTCTTGCTCCGCTTGTTCCCTTGCCTGTTGTAACGCCGCTTTTTGCTCATCGTCACCACCTTCAATCAATTTTATAAGCTCATCCTTATTCCTTAACTGACTTGCTTTTATCACAAGTTGAAAAGGCACTGCTGCAGGATTGGCTTCATACATTCTGACAAGAAGCTCAAATTGTTCATGCTGCAGGCTTAAAGTGTCTGCTGCCTGATCCATGATAATATCAACGTCAAGCTCATTTACCGGGTTTGCGATACCGATAACAACATCTAATCTTGGATCATTCTCAAATTGGGCAGGAACGCCGCCAAATTCTTCAATTATCTGATTTCTTAAGGTTATATTCTGATTAATTCCGGTCCATTTGATTTTTGAGTCATCGCCTAAAACCCTGACCCAGCGTTCTTCTGTCCAGAACTGTTTAATCCGGTTGAACATCATCCGGTAAACTCTTAACCTGCAGGCCTGGTGACCATCAAAAAGAGAACCAAGCTCAACTACTCCACCCTGCTGCAAAGATTGAACCGCCTTGCCTGATAATGACCCGGTTGGAAGCTGCCCCTGCAAGACTGCGTTTGCCCCTGCTGCATCAATTGCCTGCTTTGCTTCCTGCAATAAAACCGCCTGGCCGGTTGCCATATCGTTTGTTTGTAGAATCCCGAAATTTTCACCCCATTTACCTATCCCAAATTCAACATGGCCATCAGCCTTTGATAGTTCTTTTTTGTGTGCCGCAACATCCTGGACAGCCCCTTTTGAACCCCATGTTTGCCTAACAGATAACAAATGCAAAAACTTTGAGTGTCTATGATTTACTTCATCCTGCAGGTCAAGATAACTTGCAGCTTCACCATACCGGTTGCCGTGTCTGTCCACAAAAGCAGATTGAAGTTCAATTTGTGGTTCTGGCTCATCATCTTCATTCAAATAAGGTGAAACTGTGGGCCTGATTGCAAAACCGCCACCGGAAAAAACGCAATATTGCCAAACACCCTTTTTGAGAAAATAACAGTAAAAAACTCTCATTCTTTTTCGATCTTTATCAATGAAAAATAAAGGCTTATCTTCAAAAGTGTCTGAATCCATTATCTCATTTTCTGAGAAAGTAAAAAATTCTTCAACTGCATCTTCAAATTCTGGTGTGTTCCTTGCCTCTTCTTCATCCATCCATTGCAAAGTACCCCTATATCTTGCATCTGAAAAATCTTTTTTTCTTGAATGTGGATCATAAAAAAGCCGGTCCCATGGCAACTGATTGTGTTTGACTTCAAGCTTGTCTTTTTTCTGTGTGACAATAACCTCGTGACCTTCAACGCCTTCAATAAGATAATCACTGAAACCGTCTGAAAATTCCTGATCACTTGCATTATTTTCTTCCACATATCTTAAGGCATCCGTGGAAACTTCCCCTGATTTATCATCGTTTGGTTCCCTGGGTAACGCCTTTGGATCAGCCCGGTTTTGCGTTTCCATGCCTTTAAGGAATTGAATTTTAGGCTTAATACGGTTGTTTGTAATACAAGGCCTGCCGTTCAATTGTCTTTTTTCGGCTTCCGTCCATTGGTAACCGTCAAAATAATCCCTGGCTTTTTCTGACAATGTCCTTGAATCAATAGTTGCTTCCAGATACTCACTGGCAAAGCCTAAAACCAAATTCAATTCAGTATCACTTGTTTGTTTTATACTATTCGCCATTCTTTTACGCCCTCATCTTCAAATTCATCATCATTCATATATCTGTCTTTTGGTACGTCCGTATCTTCTTCAGGTTCCGGTGCTGCCCATGGGTTTGACATGCATCCATATCTGCATTCGTCTGCTGCGTGATCTTCCATCTTAGTATCTAAATCTTCCGGGTTATTTGGATCGTGTTGCAAAGCCGGTATTGTCCTTATTGAATCAAAACAATTATTGAAGAAAAAAAGCATTGGGACATTATCCATGCCGGTTAGTCTGGATCTCATCTGGTCCCATCCACCAACTGCACCAATTTTGGGAGTCCGTTTATTATCTGCCCGGTTAAAATATACTTCTTTGTCTGAAAATCTGGAAGCCATTGACGGACCACCATCTTCAGCAAAGATTGCAGGATCAGCAACAGAATAGGCATATTTTTCACTTCCCGATTTTTGTACTATGCCCATTGCCACCTGTTCAACTGTCATTTTTAAGCCCACATCATTTTTATTTTTCTTGCATCCATACCATTCCCGATATTTGACCATTGCACCTTTTGGCAAATAAATCCCGTGAAATGTTTGATACCCGCTTGAAATAGCGTACCAACCCACAGAAAAAGGTTTTGCTGAACCCCAATCAAACGCCCTGAATTTTGTCCAGGTTTTAGGTATGAGAAAAGGTTTGATAATGTTTCTATCTGACCAATTATCAAAATACGCACCCTCAACCACGTTCCAATCACCATCAAGTTTGGCCTTGACAAGTGCCTTGCTTCCAAGCCCTTTAAGCTTTGCCCGATATAAAGGATCATCTTTAAGCATGGACGGATTATCATCAAGAAGGGCAGGAATAAACTGTCGCAACATACCACCTTCTTCATCTTCCATTTTTCTGATATCATACGGATTGCAGTTATCGATGAAAGTCTTTTTAACCCATAAATGACCGACATTACCAGGGTTTGTGCCGCATATAATTCTTGGGAAAAGGCCTTTAAGGTTTGCCGGTAATTCAGGAAGCCCAACAGCCCGAACACGACCACGCAAAAATCTATAAACTTTTTCTGTAAAATGCGTGAGCTCATCAATGAGAAGTAAATGAATTTCGGCTCCGTCAAAATCATACATATTTTTTTCATGTTCACAATGGCAAAGATATATTTTAGACCCGTTCCAAAACCTGATTTCTTTATCAACGATCTTTGCAAATCCAAAGGCAACCCATGGAGCAAGAAGCTTCCTAAAGCCTTGCGGCCCTTCAATATGATTTTTAACAAGGTCTTTTGTGACCTTCCTGAAAAGATAAACCTGCAGGCCTGCAATAATTGAGCACCATATGATTGCTGCTGCTCGCATAAGATGCGATTTACCGCCACCTGCTGCACCACCATATAAAGTTTCGGTTGCTTTTGAGTTATATGCAATTGACTGTTTTTCATGAAGGTTTAAATTAATCTCCGGTAATGGTGACATTTAAAATGGGAACAATACTTTTGCCCCCTTCTCCTGTTATTTCTTTTCTATCAATAACTTTGCCTTCTGTCCTGTCTAAAAATTCTTTTATGGCCTTAACATCCCCTGCAACACCTGCATCATAAAGCGATTTATATAAAACTGCCCGTTGTGAAGAACTCGCTGCCTTTCTCATTTCAATGGCTTCATTCTCGATCTCTGAAACTTCTGCAGGCCTGAAATGATGATAAAAAGTGAACCTTGAAAGTTTTAAAACATCGCTGCACATTTTGCCCCTGGGTATAAACTCTTTTTCAGGATCACCCCAATAAGAAAGCATTTTTTGCCTATGTTTTTCTTTGGCTCCCATTACCAACGCCTGCCCAATCCATAATCATCGTCAATGCTTGGGATATCGTTATCAATAATTTTCAGCTTGATTATCCGTTCATCAATCTGGCCATCGCTCAAAGTAACTTTATTCGTGATTGTGCTTTCACCAACAGAACCGGTAATATGAACGGAAGTAATACCTGCAGAGTTTGCTTCACTGGATAAAGTGACAGTTCCATCTTCAACCGTCCAGGCACTTGTTGAAATTGTTAAAGCACCTATTGCCGGTTTCCAGTTACCGGAATATTTTAACAAAGCGTTTTCAGATTGTGAAAACCTGAAAATCTTTGCCAATAATGGGTTAAATGTTCTTTTGACAATGTTCATCTTGATTCGCCAATTAATACAATTAGGTTTGGAGTCCCGGCCCCGGCCCTGACATAAAAAATAACGCCTGAAGTGTCCGTTACACAATCCATTGAAACAAAAGTGTTTGCAGGCATAGTTGCGGCACTGGTTCCTGCTGAATCAACGGCCATGGAAAAGGCAACCCCATCATCAGTATAAAAACTTATTGCCCGGCATGGTCCATTGGTTTCAGGTATCGTAACAGCAACATAAGTTGAAGCGTTCAATGCCGTGATATCTGGTGGATTTATAATAGCATAAGCAGAACCAACGGCCAAAATTAAACAAACAATTGTTATTAAAACTTTTCTCTTTAACATCTTTCTTTTCTCCGTTTCGCTTCAATTAATGAAAGCCATATTAATATTATCAATCCGTTTAAATAATTGATCCTGAATGCTGAATTTGAACTACATGATATAAAAATTCCTATTATTGCAAGTTTGAAAATTACGTCATATTTGATAACCTTAAATAATTTTTTAACATAAAAAAACAATAAAATCAAAAAACCAAATCCAAGTTCAAACCAAGAATGAATAAAAGTATTGTGAGCCCGGCTGAAATATCCACCCTCATAAACTTCTGATAAATACTTTCTGGAAACATATTCCCAATGCCCCAAACCAAAACCGGTGATTAAGTTTTCGTCAAAATAAAACTTAATTGCAGCAAACCAGACTTTAACCCTCAATTCAATTCCAGGTGCATGAATATAAATAGCGAACATCACCAAAACCGCCAATAATGTGCAAATAGATTGAAACTTAAAACCCTTTTGATAAAAAACATAAACCACCATTAAACCAACAGCCAAAAGACCACCAAACGATTGAGATATTAAAATGCCCATAACCAAAAATGGTAAAAAATAAGACAATTTACCACGATAAAATGCAGGGGCGCAAAGAGCGATTAAGGCGCTTGCTTCATTCCTGTTAGCTGTCAAACCGGTAACACTTCCATTGGATTTGAAACCAAGAAACCAGTATGGATCAAAGATCTGAAAGTGCTGCAAGATTAAAAAAATAACATGGATAATAGCGACAATGCACAAAACATTTAAAATTAAATTTTTCTTTGGCTTCAACTCAGTTATGACAAAATAAAACAATATGCCAATTGTGACAATCCTTAAGCTGTTTATACTGGTTAACGTGCAGACCGGGTAATAGCTGGCAAAGGCACAAAGCAGCAAAAATAATGCAGGAATAATATATTTTTTATGGAAAAGGTATAATGAAAAAAGAAAGATCGTCAAGTATGTTGCAGATAGTTCATAGCTCAGTCTAAAATTTGCCATGGGCAACCTGAAAAGAAGAACAAAAAGCAATGAACCCGGTATGATATATTGTGTGAATTTTTTATTTAGGTAATTCAATATCGTCCTTATTGATTTTTAAGTGATATAATATCAGTAAAATATTTTTAGACATTTTATCTATTTCATCAAACGCCTTTTGAGTTGTAGTCCTACCTTCCTTTAATTCTTCTCTCATCGTTTTTTTTGTGTTATCGCATTGAACATGACTAACAAAATTTATTTGCCCCGACTCTGTAAACATAATTTTTTTAAATAATTCGCTAAGTTTTTTTACATCTTTTTGATTGTTCTTAATATCATTCTTGAAATTATTCCATATTGTTGCAATCATTATAAAATAAATCCCAATATAGATACCATCCCTAATCCCGATTTCCATTTTAATCCTATTAAAAGTAAAATGGGCCTTGTAACATCAGACAACCCAATGCACTTAGCCCATTAATGAAGGAGGTAAAAAACCTATGAAAAAGTGTTCCAACCATCTTTTGCCCAACCCGATAAAAGATATTATCACTGACAAAACACATTCATCTGTAAATTAATTTTTGTGCTTAGTCAAGGGATTTATTTTGGTTTTAATATGTGTTGTATTCCGGGTCCCGGTAAGAAAATTGGCAGGCCTGCCCTTAAGAATAAAAAAAAGCCGGTTTCTTTTAGAATGTCTGGTCAGACTGTTGAAAAGTTGAACCGGCTTTCTGCTATGTCTGGAATATCAAAATCTCTATTTATTGAAAGGCTTATAAATCAAAGTTCAAGCCTTTGAATAATATCAATAACAATCTCTTTGAGCCTGGCAATATGCCGGGCTCTCCTTCTCATATCGTCTGCAATTAAAACCAATGGTGTGTCTATCGCTTTTTCACATGGGCATGCAGGCTCAATAGGCCTTGTGACTGGTGAAAGTCTACTATTTAAATCTTCAAGTATTGAATCCAAACTATTGATTCTTTCATCTAAAATTGAAGATTGTTCTGCTATTTGTGATTGCCTGTCTGTCTCTGTATGTAATTTTGCATTTCCTACTTCCATTTTTTTCTCCTTAAATAATTATTATTAAAAAACATCTGTCAACCATACGTCAGTTTCTTCTTGAAGTTCCTGACGTATGGTTTTTTTCCCCAAAGTTCCTTTTAAAAATCTATTTGTGTCACTTGGAGTTACTATATTTAGTGGACTTATAGCACAATTATATTGCTCTGCAAGGGCTCTATGTCTTGCTTCTGCCATCACCTGGCGCCTTTCAGCACTTGCCATCATTAATTGCCTTTCTTTATCTAAACATTGAAGCCCATCCAACGATGAACCTTGTTGCATCTGTTGTGATAGTGGTAGGTTTAGTGTTCCACCAAGCGAACCAATTTGTGCCGCAAGTCCTAAAAAAACAGGCGGTGGTAAAACCGCCATTACACTTTGCCTTTCATGTTCACATTGATATTTGGCAAACGCTGAAGGATTTCAGAATACATTGCCTTTGTTTGATCAACTTCATTTTGCAACCGTTTTTCCATTTTATCACGATATGAATCTTTTACTTTTGCAATCTCTTTGTCTTTTTCACGATCACAGTCAAGAGCCTTTTTCTTGTGGTCCAAACCAAGTCGTTCTTCCTTCATTTTAACCATATGCTTTATATCTTCATCTGCAATTTTCCGATCATGTTTAAGCCGCTTATTTTCTTCAATATGTTGTGTTTTAGCTGCTGCAATCGTGTCTTTCAAGCCCCTTATTTCTTTTTCCAGGTCAAGCAATTGTTTTACTGAATCTCTTTTAGCATTCAATAAAATAATTTCTTTTTCAATCTCTACTTTTTTGTTGTTTAAAAAATTAAACATTTTTTTCTCCTTCTGATTGTTGTTTGGTTAATGTCGCTCGTAACCTGGGCATTTATTATTACATGGGTAATCTTTTGTAAGATCGCAAAGACTCCAAGCCGTGGCACAAACGTCCGTCTGCATTTTTTTATTCTTTTTCCAGTTAAAACCGGCTACAAAGCCAGCTAAAAGAATAACAAGTTGAATTATAACTTCTTTCATTTATGCCTCCAGTAAAAAGAATGTTAAAGTTAACCTTCAGGCGGTAAAATTCTGCCACAGTACCGACACATTTTCCCATAAGAATCATCCCAATCTTTACAGGTGTGACAAACCCCAGCCTGTTTAGGGTTCAACTTTGTATTAAACGGCAGATCAGCCTCCACACTTTGCTGAACTTCTGACAAGGCTTTTAAGTCTTTGTTTAAAGTAGGTTTGCCACGCCTAAAAGCCCAACATATTGGTTTAACGGCAAGCAAAAGCCTTTGCAATTTTTTTGAATCATTCATATTTAGTCCTTTTAATGCTGGTATCACCGGCCTGTTATTCAAAAGCACGAAGTTCCGGTGGATGCACTTCGTCTAATTCACAGTCAGCCTTCCGTTGTTCCTCAAGGCCCG